AATTAAATCGTTATAAATATAATCATAACGGAGAGGTTGCTAAATGTCAAGATATGACGCCACACAAACTAATGAAAGCACAAGAAGTTCTAAGATTTTTAAGGACCTTAATTTAGACTTTCAACAAAATACTGCAACAAAAGATATTCAAAAGATAACAGATGTTGAAGCAGTAAAAAGAAGTGTAAGAAATCTGATTAGTACGAATCATTACGAAAAACCTTTTCACCCCGAAATCGGTTCTAATTTGAGAGCAATGTTGTTTGAATTAATGACTCCTCAGATGAACCATGTAATCACAAAACAAATAGAAAACTTAATTAATAACTATGAGCCTAGATGTAGACTAGTTCAAGTACATACACAACCGATGTTTGAAAGAAATGGGTATGCTGTTCAGATATCATTTTATGTACAGAATTATCAAAACCCTGTAGTAGTAGAATCCTTTTTAGAGAGGCTGCGTTGATAACACATAAACATCATATAATCAAGTAAAGAGGATAAGATAACATATGGCAACTAAATTAGAAATTTCAGAATTAGACTTTGACGGTATTAAAAGTAACCTCAAAACATTTTTATCACAACAGAACGAATTTACAGACTACGACTTCGAAGGTTCTGGTATGTCAGTACTTCTTGATGTACTAGCATATAATACACACTACCTAGGATACAATGCTAATATGTTGGCTAACGAGATGTATCTTGATAGCGCAGACTTGCGTTCTAGTGTTGTGTCATTGGCGAAACAAGTTGGTTACACTCCAACAAGTTGCACATCAGCAACAGCGACACTTAATGTTCTAGTTAGTCCTGCTTCAGGTGCCTCACTTACAATGTCAAGAGGAACTAAATTTACAACAACAGTTGATGGTCAATCATACAGTTTTGTCAATAACTCTGATGTGAGTATTACACCAACAGACGGCGTTTATCAATTTAGTAATCTAGTTGTTTACGAAGGTTCTTATTTAAATTACAAGTACACAGCAAATACATCTGACATTGACCAACGATTCATTATACCAAACGATAGTGTCGATACAACCACATTGACTGTTAAAGTTCAAGCATCTTCTTCAGACTCAACAACAAAGACTTATTCACTAGCGACTGGTATCACAGGAATAGATTCGGACTCTGAAGTATACTTTTTACAAGAAGTAGAAGGTGGTCGTTTTGAAGTTTTCTTTGGCGACGGTGTTTTAGGTAAAGCAATCGCTGATGGTAATATTGTTATATTAGATTACATTAATACGAACAGAGATGCTCCAAATGGCGCTACATCATTTACTCTATCAGGAACAGTTGGTGGTTTTACAAACGCAACAGTTACAACAGTTAGTAATTCATCAGGCGGAACTGGACTTGAATCAATTACTTCAATTAAGTATAACGCACCAAGAGATTACTCTGCACAAGACAGAGCGGTTACTGCCGAAGATTACAAAACACTTGTTAAGAGTCTTTATGCAAATGCACAATCGGTTCAAGTTTATGGCGGCGAAGATGCTGAAGTTCCTGACTATGGTAAAGTTTACATTTCTATTAAGGCAAAGTCTGGGTCAAACCTAACAGTTGCAACAAAAGAAACTCTTGTACAAAGTCTTAAATCATATGCTGTTGCTTCAGTAAGACCTGTAATTATAGACCCTGAAACAACTTACATCACACTTGTTACAAATTTCAAATACAACTCTGGATTAACAACAAAGGATGTAACAACACTCCAAACAAATGTTCTAACTACGATTGCAAGTTACAACAATAACACATTAGAGGATTTTGCTGGCATGTTTAGATACTCACAACTAATTGAAGATATTAATAATGCAGACACATCTATTTTAAGTAACATTACAACCGTGAAGATATACAAGTATATTACTCCGACCCTTGCTTCGGCATTAAAATACACACTTAACTTTAACAATGCATTATACAACCCACACTCTGGTCATAACTCATCAATCGGCGGTATTGTTTCTTCAACAGGATTTAAAATCAATAATGACGATTCACTTAATGAACACTTTATTGATGATGACGGCGCTGGCAATTTGCGTGTGTACTATTTAAGTGGTGCAACAAGAGTTTATACAGATGCGACTTATGGTACTATTGATTATACAACTGGTCAAGTCATTCTAACATCTTCACATATAACAAGTATATCAGATGTTGATGGTGCAGCGAGTACACAAATAAGATTGTTTGTGATACCAAGTTCTAATGATATTGTGCCTGTGAGAAATCAGGTATTATCTATCGACACATCTAACTCAAATATAATTGGTGAAGTTGATGGTCTTGCAAGTGGCGGTTCACAAGCGGGAACATCTTACACGACTACAAGTAGTTATTCTTAATATAGGGTAACAATGTCAATCAAATACAAAACTAATAAAAGAAAACTATCCTCACTTGTTAAGCAACAAGTACCTAGTTATGTCTTAGAGGACCATCCTAAGTTTACTGAGTTTCTCTCGTCTTATTACCTTTTTATGGAATCTGCCGAGTTAAACTTAGATACATTTACTGCTATCGACCAAATACTTTTAGAAACTGAAGGAACAGTAAACAGTTTTGTATTATTAGACCAGACCAATAAGAACGGATTAGATGCCGGCGACACAATCGTTGATGAACAAAATACATTTGGCGGTTCTTTTCAAAAAGGCGAAGTTGTTACAGGTTCAACATCTGGGGCTACTTCAACTGTTCTTGCAGAAGATACACTTAACAACTCTCGACTATTTGTTTCAGCGAACAATGCTTGGATTACAGGAGAAATTGTAACAGGCTCTGTATCAGGAGCAACAGCAGAAGTTGCCAAGTATCGTGCTAATCCTGTAGAAAACCTTCAACAACTTTTAAACTACTCTGACCCTGACCACACGATAAGTGATTTCTTAACTCAGATGAAAGAGGAGTTTCTTAACACAATTCCGACAGACACACACGCTAGTGTAGATACAAGAAAGTTAGTTAAAAATATTAAGTCCTTATATCGTGCAAAAGGAACAGAAAAGGCACATAAGGCATTCTTTAAACTATTATTTAACGAAGCGTCTGAAGTTTACAGACCAACAGATGATATGTTACGAGTGTCTGGTGGTAATTGGTCAACACAAAACTTTATTCGTTGTACACAAACATTAGACGAACAACTAAACGATACGATTGAATTAGTTGGTCAAAAAATCACTCAAGCAAATAATCCATCTGATGGTGATATAAACTTAGCAACTGCGATTGTAGAAACTGTTACTAAGTTTAGAGAAGGTACTGTTGAGATTATCGAAGTCGCAATCAATGCCGAAACAACAGTTGGAACTTTTGTAGTTGGTCAATCAATCACAGGACAAAGTTTTGTTAATGATGAAATAACTGTTAGTATGACCACAAGTCAGGCAATTTCTGACACTACAATTACAAACGACGGAAGCACACTAACTGTTGGTGATGAAGCGACACTAACCGGCGGTGCTGGTGCTGGCGCTCGTATACAAGTTCTCGACATTCAGGGTGCAGGCGTAACTGAAGTTATTGTAAATGCAGCTGGTACAGGATATGAAGAAGGTGATGTTCTAACATTTAATTCAGGAACTGCCGAGGCAAAAGTTGCTGTTGTTAATGGTGGATTTATTCCTGAATCAGGTAGTGTTGATATTCATGTTGAACTCGAAAGTGGAACAGTTACAGGTGGTGGTTCTGGTGATTTATTATTTGAAGATGCCACAACAGGTGCGAGTGAGAAGTTCTTAGATTCGACTTCACTAATGTATGATACTGAAATTAGAACTGAATTAGAAAATGAAGTCGGACACATTTTATCCGAAACTTCTGAATCACACGCTGATAGTACACAAATATCTGATAAATTTTATATTGTTCATCAAGGGTCTGAACCAGAAAGACCAATTGGTTTAGAAGCAGATGACCGCATTGGGCTCGAATCACAAACAGTAAGTGCAGATAGTTATTCTACAACTGCAATAGTTCAAGAAAACGCATCAGGTGTCGGAGATATTACTGACATAAGAATGATTGCGAGTGGTTCTGGTTACACGACTTTACCTACTGCAACAATTTCAGGTGTTAGATTTATTAAGTTAGAAGATGCAACAGATTCAGATTCTTCAGCCAGTCGTATTCTTTTTGAAGATGGTGGTCGAGTGTTATCAAACATTGCGTTTGATGGTGCAGATGCAACAGTCATACCATTCGGTGATGAGATTGGTAAGGCAACATCTCTTAGCATTATTGAACATGGGATTAATTACACATCAGCCCCTACAATTGATTTTCCACATTACGCTGTTCTTACAACAGCATCTGGCGCTATTACATTAGACGAAACATTTACATCTAGTGTGAGTGGTGCGACAGGAACAGTTATTGACTATTCTTATCCTCTTTTAAAATATACTGCAACAACAAGTTCATTAGTTGTTGGAGATACTGTTACTTTTTCTGGTGCCGAAACTGCTGTTGTGGTAAAATCTGACCCACTTACAGGCTCAGGTCAGATTGCAGTTAATATTACAACTGCTGGTAAATATGTA